CATAGACCATGACCCAGAAAATAATCACTACTCTAACTTAAGGTGGGTTACAAGATCTCAAAACGTACTACATAAAAAAGGTGTTAAAAGTTTACCAGTTTATATATCTGATGAGATGGCATTGATTATTCTTAATTTACGCGAGGTGTTAGATTTAAATAATTATGAGATAGCAGAGGTAGTTGGTCTAGATAGAAGAAATGTGTCTAAGGTTTTACTTGGTAGAACTAAATCTAAAATAACTGGTATAGTAAGAGGTGAAAATAATGCAAGTATTTGATATAGAAACAGATGGGTTTAACCCTACAAAGATACACGTTGTGTCGTGGATGGATGATGATGGTTATCTACACTCTACCCACAACTATGAATTGATGCGTGAGTTCTTTCTCAATGCTGATACATTGATAGGTCACAACATAGTTAGGTATGATGTACCTGTAGTGGAAAAGATCCTAGACATAAAGATCAAGGCTAGGATTATAGATACGTTGCCTATAGCTTGGTACATAAACCATCACCTACAGAAGCATGGACTAGCACAGTATGGTGAAATGTATGGTGTGCCTAAACCTAAGATTGATGACTGGGAAGGTTTGTCTCCAGAGGAATATAAGCATAGGTGTGAGGAAGACGTTAAGATCAACACAAGACTTTGGCGTGACCTAAACCTTAAGCTAGACAAGTTATACCCTCTCAGTGAAAATAAGGATAGACTTGTTGACTACATGACATTCAAGATGGAGTGTGCTAGAGAGCAGGAGACCCTTCAGTGGAAATTGGATGTAGAGAAAGCAGAAGGTCATCTAGCTGACTGGGAGAAGCTAAAGGCAGAGAAGACAGAGTTACTTGCTGATGCTATGCCACGTAAGATTGTTACAGCAGTACGTAACAAACCAAAGGTTATGCACAAGAAGGATGGGTCGTTATCATCTAACGGAGAGAAGTGGGTTGCATTATGCAAGGAACAGAAACAATCAGAGACTACACAGTCTTTAACAGTTAAGACAGGAGAAGAAAGAGCTAACCCTAACAGTACAGACCAAGTTAAGGATTGGTTGTTCTCTCTAGGTTGGAAACCACGTACCTTCAAGTATCTGACTGATAAGACAACAGGGGATACAAGGAAATTAGAGCAGGTACGTAAGGATGCAGACCTATGTGGATCAGTAAAGAAACTATCAGACATAGAACCTGCTATTAGTCTACTCGAAGGTCTATCTGTTTTGTCGCATCGCATAGGTGTTATAAAGAGTATGGTTAACTCACAAGTAAATGGTTACGTACAAGCCAACATAGCAGGTCTAACTAACACTCTTAGGTTCAAACATGCCAAGCCTCTTGTTAACTTACCTGCTGTAGATAAGCCATATGGTAAGGAGATACGAGGTTGTTTGACTTGTCCAGAAGGTTATACATTGTGTGGTGCTGACATGACCTCACTAGAGGATACAACTAAACGTCACTACATGAAACCACTAGACCCTGAGTATGTAGAAGAGATGTCTAAAGATGGGTTTGACCCACACTTAGACTTAGCTAAACACGCAGGAGTTGTTACACAAGATGACATAGACAAACACAACAGTGGAGAAAGGTCTCTATCAGCCCTCCGTAAGAATTACAAAGTAGTTAACTACAGTGCTACTTATGGTGTTGGTGCTTCTACTCTATCTCGTAACACTGGGATGCCCACTAAGGACGCAAAGAAGCTCTTAGAAGCCTTCTGGTCACGAAACTGGTCAGTCTATAAGGTAGCTAGTACAGCCCGTACAAGGGACTTATTTGGCTCTACATGGCTATACAACCCTGTATCAGAATTTTGGTACAGTCTAAGGAGTGACAAGGATCGCTTCTCTACATTAAATCAAGGAACAGGAGTATTTTGTTTTGACAGTTGGGTATCTTTATGTCGTGAACGAGGAATTAAAACCATCGGACAATTCCACGACGAAATCATTGCACTCGTACAAGAAGGAGAAGAAGAACAAACTAAGACTACAATGGAGGAAGCTATTGAAAAACTTAATGAAAAGCTAGAACTTAACGTGCCACTAGGTGTGGATGCACAGTTCGGTAAAAGCTACGCAGACATACACTAACTTTATTTTTTTGTCTACCTTGCATATTGGCAAATTTAGACGTTATATATAAGTACCAACAGCCGAAAGGAACTCGACATGGCTAAATACACAATGGATATGATACTAGAATACGCTAAGGTATTTCCAGAAAATGCAGATATGGGTAGTCCAGATGGACCTCGTGCCGCACAAGCAGTACATCAGAGTGGTGGACAGTTTATTACTAATGCTTACTTCACTGAAGAAGCACAAATAGGACACCTAGAGAAAGAGGGTCTAGACCTACATCCTATGAATAGTGACAGGATAAGACAAGGTAATGCAGACCTTGGTATAGGTAAATACATGAAGGTCAAACGTAAGGTTTCTGATGTAAAGAACTTTACTGATCGTAATGGTGAACCTGTCACGATTGATTATGGTGGCGCACCTACAGTAGTTAACTTAACTGAAGGGCGTGAGAATAAGAGACTATGGAACTTCTCTGAGGATGGTCCACTAGGTAATGGCACTAAAGCTAAAGTACAGTTTGAAGTGTATGCTAATGGTGCAGGTGTACGTCTACTTAACGTAGGTGTAACAGATCACGTACCATATGAATCTAACAATGCTGTGTCAGAAGATGACGAGCTATTTATTGTATAAGGAATAGAGTATGAGAATAAGTGTTAATGCCTATATGGAAAAGGAAGAAGATGGTTACAGTGGGAGTGTTGATTTAAACAGGGACGATATTACAGAAGCCCATGAACTCGCCCAGATATTTGCTGAAGCCGCACACGCCTTTGGTTTCACCTACGTAAAGTCTGTAGGCTTTGAATGTGAAGATGGTGAAATGATCTGGGGAGACACTTAAATGGACATGGGGAAGGTACTAATTGATGGCGATATAATTGCTTATCGTGCGGCCTTCTCCACTGAACAGATGGGATTGTCAGATACTAAAGCTAAAGTTGACGATCTCATCGAGTTCATTTTAGATAAGACTGTACTATTCCCTGAGATTGGACTTGATTATGTTGTGTACCTTACAGGTAAAGGTAACTTCAGACATGACATAGCTAAGTCTCATGTGTACAAGGGAAATAGGAAAAGCGTTCAGAAACCCAGACACTTGCAAACAGCCAGAGATCACATGGAAAGCAAGTACCAAGCTATCATAAGCCAAGGAGAGGAAGCAGATGATCTTATCGCAATGGAAGCCGCCAGACTAGACTACAAGGCTTGTGTAGCCTCTATAGACAAAGATATGTTACAGATACCCTGTTGGCATTTCAATATCGTTAGAGGTGACTATATTAAGGTAGAACCCTTCGGGGGAATTAAGTTCTTCTATAAACAAATACTAACAGGAGATAGAGCTGATAATATTGTAGGTCTATGGAAAGTTGGTGAAGTGAAAGCTAGTAAGATACTAGACGGAGCAGATACAGAAGATGAACTATGGGATCGTGTAATCAAAGCCTACGATGGTGATGAGGAACGAGTAATAGAAAATGCTAGGCTGTTGTGGCTTAGAAGAGAAGAGGCAGAGATATGGCAACCACCAAGAGTAAGATCCGACAACAGGCGATAAAGAATGGTTATCGTTCTGGACTGGAGGATGTCATATCAGAAGACCTCAAGAAGAGGGGTGTAGATTTTGGCTACGAGACTGTCAAGATAAAATGGCAGTTAATCGAAAGTAAGACCTACACCCCCGACTTCATACTACCTAATGGTGTTATAATTGAATCTAAAGGACGCTTTGTTCTAGACGATAGAAAGAAGCATCTTAAAGTCAGAGAGCAGAACCCTGATCTTGACATTAGGTTTGTATTTAGTAATAGTAGAAACAAGATTCGTAAAGGGTCTAAGACTACATATGCTATGTGGTGCGAGAAGAATAACTTTCTATATGCAGATAAAAGGATACCCGACGAATGGATCAACAAGTAACTTATAATGTACACAGAGTAATACAAGGACCATTTGAGTGTGACAATGGTGATTGGTGGTTAACATGCAGTGTAGAAGATATAGAAGCTAAGGAGATGTTTGAAGACGACATACCTTTTATTAGCTTTGAGGCCGCATACAAATTCCAATCACACTTCTTAAAGACTATAGATCCTATAGTTATTAATGTACCCTACGAAGGAGAAGAGTATGTCTAAGACAGCAGTTGTATTTAGTTGCGCTCACGCAGACCCTACTACAAGCAACGAAAGATTTGATTGGCTAGGAGAATTAATATATGATGTTAACCCCAACTATATTGTTGACCTCGGTGACGGTGCTGATATGCGCTCTCTTAATAGCTTTGATACTCGTAGTCCTGAAGCTATTGTTAGTCAAAGTTACGAACAAGATATTGAACACTATAACGAGTCAATGGACAGACTTAGACAGAAGCCAAGTCAACGTAAGTACAAGAGACCTAGATGGATCGGCTTCGAAGGCAACCATGAACATAGGATCAAGAGGGCGCTCACGAGCGACCCCAGACTTGAGGGAGACAAATACGGGATTTCCTTCGGGCATCTTCAAACAGACTACTGGTTCGACGACTACCACGAATACAGAAACTCAGGACCAGCTATAGCTGAATATGATGGTGTGTCGTATGCTCACTTCTTCCAAGCAGGTAACTTCGGTTCTGCTGTATCTGGATTACACCACGCTAATACACTACTAGGTCACAGATATAAAAGCTCTACTTGCGGTCACAGTCATAAGCGTGACTTAAAGTTTAAGGATGGAGCTAAAGCTATAGGACTTGTAGCAGGTTGTTTTAAGGGTGCTGAAGAAGGTTGGGCAGGTCAGTCTAATCTTGATTGGTGGAAGGGTGTAGTAATCAAACGTGAGATATACAATGGCATGTATGAGCCAGAGTTTGTATCACTTAAGAGGTTAAAGGAGATGTATGGGTAAACGTAGTGACTTTGATAGAGTACCCAGAGACTACTACCCTACACCCATAGAAGCTGTTGAGCCTCTAATATCACACTTGCCATACGCATTTGATTATGTAGAGCCTTGTGCTGGAGACGGACGCTTAATAAAGCATATAACTAAACTAACACAAAGTACAGGAGAGTGTATATATGCTAGTGACATTGAACCAAGAGATACTGACATATTTACTTCTAATGCTCTTAATCTGGATTTTGGTGGTTATGGAGTAATGGACTATATGATAACTAATCCACCTTGGGATAGAAAGATACTACACCCACTAATAGATCACTGGTTAGATATATGTCCAACTTGGTTATTGTTTGACGCAGATTGGATGCACACTAAACAGTCAGCTATATTTATGACTTACTGTTCTAAGGTTGTTTCTATTGGTCGTGTTAAATGGATAGAAGGTAGTAAAGGTGTAGGCAAGGACAACTGTTGTTGGTACTTGTTTGACTTAACTAAAGAGAGAATGAAACCCACAGAATTTTATGGAAGAGTAGTATGACAATAGGATTTAGAGATTATCAAAAGACAGCAGTTAGCTTTGCTATATACCCTGCAACACATAAGGTTCTGTATCCAACCTTGGGCTTATGTGGTGAGACAGGTGAGGTAGCTGAGAAAGTAAAGAAGCAGGTTAGAGATGGGGTATTTAATCGACATGAGGTAGCTAAAGAATTAGGTGATGTACTTTGGTACTTAGCTAACTTAAGTAATGACATTGGTTATAACTTAGATGAGATAGCTAACATTAATATTGAGAAGCTAACAAGTCGTAAGAATAGAGATAAGATAAAAGGGTCAGGAGACAACAGATGAGATTATTAAGAGCAATAGGTCGTTGGTGGTTTAGGTTTATTAACTACATGGTTACATGGCAACTACACAGGGATGCAGTTAAACATCTGAATAAGTTAACTGACAGAGAACTAAAAGATATAGGACTTAATCGTGGTGACATTGACCGCATGATATGGTTTAAAGAAGACAAGAAAGATAGAGGGGGAAAGAAATGAGCGACAACTACTTACCAACAGACTATCAATCCTTTATACACAAGTCACGTTATGCTCGTTGGTTAGAGGCAGAAGGTAGAAGAGAATCTTGGGGTGAGACAGTAACTAGGTATATGGACAACTTAGTTAAGCCAGCTCTAGGAGATCACCCTAAGCAGATAGCAGAGATAGAGTTAGCTATACTAAACCTAGAAGTTATGCCTTCTATGAGAGCTTTAATGACTGCTGGTCCTGCATTAGCTCGTGACAATACAGCAGGTTATAATTGCTCTTACTTAGCTGTAGACGACATAAAAGCATTTGATGAAGCTATGTTTATCTTACTGTGTGGTACAGGTGTAGGTTT